CGTCTTTATGACCAAAGTCTTTATGCTGGAAGCTATACCTTCCAGGGACTCCGTAACTGATGTCAGATTAAACTCAAAGTCTTCCATCAACGAAAAAGTGAAGAACTCAGAAAGGCTCGCTTTCATCGACGCATATTTACCCTCAAGTCTTTTGGTGAAGATGTCTACACTCTTGAAGTCGAATGAATCGTCGATACCATCCTTCAGGGTATCCGTGGCTTTCTTCACATCTTTCTTCTCAAAGAGTTTAGAGATTGAAAACGCAGAAATTCCAGCGAACGCTGTTATTAAAAGTGTCTTCATGGACAAAACAGCTGATAGTACGGAGAAGATCGAGCCACGAAATGTATATACAGCAGCTGTGGCAGCTACCCACAAAGCTGTGATGGATAAGGTCTTGAAGTTTTCATTTGCGAAGTTCACGAACTGCTTGATATATTGCAAAGGCTTCTTCAGCAACTGACCGAACCACGAAACTGTATCCTTCACTAAATCGGGCACCCACGAGTTACCGATAACCTTGTCGTACAACCAGAAGAACCAGCCTTCGACATTCTTGGCCCACTCTTTTACTGTCGCGAGAGATAGGTTCAAATCTGAAAAGATGTCGGAGGTCTCAATCTTCAACTTAGCTGAGAGGAGTTTCGATTTGACGTTGTTGAAAAACCCTACAACTCTGCTGAACCCTGCAGAGACCATTTGTATAATGCCAGACACAGTATCGCGAAAGAAAATGGAGACAGCGTTGTTGCGGAGCAACTGCTCCACATCGAACATCAGACGGAAGATTGTGTCCTTAGCGATCGCAAAATAGTAAGACATACGTTGACCGATCTCCGCCATTTTCAATGCGAAGTCATTGATCTTACCGGCAACACTGCCGAACGACACGTCGGCGGCTTTCTGAAAACCATCAAAAACCAAGAGACCTGCGTTGCCTAAATTCGTGAAAGCTGAGCTGAAGGTGACCCCCACCTTGCTGAAAGCCTCATCAATTCCATCGGTGTAAGCCAACACACCTTTCAAGAGTTTCACAGTGGTCAATTCTTGAGCGTGAGCCATCTTGATCAACTCACCGTAGCTGATCTTCAAACCTTTGGCGAGAGATCTGGAGAAGATCGGAGCGGCTTCAGCGATCGTGCGCCACTCGTCACCGCTCAACACACCCTTAGCCAAACCTTGACCCAACTGCATAATCGAGCTGAACTGCTCTGTGGCTGTGGCTCCTGAAGCGGCCAACGACTTAGCCACAGCTTCTGTGAATTTGAGGATGTCCTTCTGACTTGTGCCTAAACGCTCTGTGGATATGGCGGTCTTCTGGTACAACGTAGCCACTGCATTTATGTTTGAACGAGTCCCCATAGACACGTTTGCAAGACCTCTGAAAGCTTGTGAAGCTTCCTTAGAGCTCTTTGTCACCATCCGGATCTTTGTTTCAAAGTTGGTGATTGAGTCTGAGACCGAAGATAGTGCCTTCAATGAGCCGAAAGTGGCTACCGTAACAGCAATGGCTTTGGCGAAATTCCTCATTGAGGACGTGGCATCTTTCGAACTTTTCTCGATACCTATAACCGCTTGGCGGATTTTCGCCATGTCCTCTCTAGCTTTCGCTGAATCCGAAACAGTCTCTACTACAATAGCCATATGGATTTCCTTTTCAATTTAAAATGCGTTAAAAAGCCCTCTACGTGAATAGAGGGCTTACTTTACTTGACTTGTACAACAATTCCCAAAGGTCTTCCATACTTCAAACAAGTGGCTTCGATGAAGTACTTTGGAGCTTGTTTGGATGAACCTTCGTTGAGGTATTCAATATATTCTGTGTCGTTGCGTATTGAACACCGTTTACCTCTACAAGAAGAACTCCATGAGTCTCTCGCCTTACCCGTATCTACCGGGGTTTCATATGACAGATCTTTGGTCATGCGTCTCACAGTTTTCTTCAACTGCTTTTCCGTGAGTTCCGAAGTCTTCAATTCCAACATCGCTAGGGTGCTTCTAACACCCTTCACAATCATCTTCATTAGACAATCTCCAATTGTTTACCACCTTTGGCACCCATCATCTTGTGAAACAAATATGATGACTTCAATGAGTCTAGTGGTGTGGTTGTTCTTTGAGATTCTTTGGACAAGACAGCGAGGCTGTGAAAAGCTTCTTCTTGTTTCCCTGAGAAGCCCATAGATGCCATTATTCGATAAGCTCTTAAGTCGGCACGCCAACCCAGAGGTCTCTTCTCGAAATATTCCATCCAATCTTGGAGTTCAGATTGAGGCATCTCTGCCTCCATTACATATACCGGAGTCCCTATCGCTAGGGCTAAATCGTGTAAAGCCAGCTTTTCAGCCGACAGTTCTACTTTCCCCCAGAAGTATCCACTCCTGAGAATTTCATTATTTCGTTGGACAGTTTGGTCAACTCATCCATAGGAAGCGACTCCCAATCATCATCCTCCAAGTCAGACGCATCCGGAGTTGCGATCGAGATGATTGATTTTATCACCGCGAATCCATCGTCTTCCAAATTCTTTGCAACTTCTTGAATCTGCTTAACTTCACCGACTGTGAGCTTGTTGATCTCAATCTTCTCGCCCATGAAATTAACCTTCTTTGTTTGTTTCATTCCCACAAATTTCTTCATACTATTCTCCGTGATGTCAGCTTCGCTATCAGCTCCGCTGTTCTTTATCTTGATTTCGTTCATAATTGAACCCTTTTATGTGTTTCTTCATATTTTGCAATGTCGCCAAAGTCTTGAAAACCTCTTGAGATTTATCGTCATTAGCACCCACGAACTCTGGAAATCTCTCCATAACTCGCTCTGTGCTGAACTCTATATTCTCAAGCATCTTTGTACGCGTCAGCTCTATCACATAATCTATTCTGAATGGTTTCATCATACCTCCTTCGGTGGGGACACCCGTCATCGGCGACGGAGTTGTTTGAGAGTAGGCTCGCCACAGCCACCCTCCCCAACGGAATCTCAACTACTAAGCAGTTGGATCCACGGTGAAAGCACCGAAGAAGTCAGACTGTACAGTGATTGTCACAGTTGCTGTATTTGAATCAGTGAGCTGAGGATTCACCTGAAGTGCCTCAACCTTTCCAACCCAATAGTAGTAACTGTTCTCTGTAGCTGTGCCGTCTGAAGTGTCTCCAGCGAGACCACTTACACCGCCGCCTGACTCGTAACCTGGTGGTTCCGTGTTAAGAAGAGCGAAGCGGAATACACGCTGATTGCCGTCTCCCACCATGCTTCCCAAACTAGTGCCGTCGGCCCAGTCAGTAGCTACATAGTTCATTGTGATCTCCATTGAAGGAGCGTCAGCTTGACCCTGAATCTGCTGAGAAGTGCTTGAACCGTAAACAGGAACGTTTACGATGTTTGGTGGAGTTCCCATAGCAGGAAACTCACGGACATTCTCGATGCGCTCGAAAGTGCCTGTGGCGAAAACGCCGTCTAGACTAGTTTGGTTCTTCGTGGCTGGAACCAACGAAGTTGAGACGCTTAGGTCTGAAAACATACCTGCGCCAATTGATGCAACATGTGCCATATTATATTACTCCATAGTAATTAAATGATATTGAATATTGTGACCGAAACAATGTCGGATTGTCTTTGTCTTTTCCCGAAATTTTCATAGCACTCGAACCGAACTGCACACGGTCGGTCGTTTGACCTTCCAGATACAAGTCCAATTTGTCAGCTATTTCTCCTAAACGTCGTGTTCCACCACCAGAGGGTACAAAAATATCCACTAACATGATCCCAGAAACCGAGCGAAGATTTAAACCTTCACCCGCAGGAATCACGGATATTCTCAAGAACTCACTGGGTGCGTCCACAGCTATGAAGTTCGACGGATATGTTTTAATATTTTCCGCCAACCATTCAGAGCTTCCGAAAATTGAGAAGATGTTCTGTTCAAGATTTACATACTTTCCCATCACGCCTCCCTAAATATTTCGACTAAGAACACAAAACCGCTGTTCACCATCTTCTCGCCTATGTTCCACTCGTATCCGTCAAAAGTCAATGTGTCGTAAGGTGTTAGAGCACCTATCTCTCGAGACTTCATAAGAGCCTCCTTTTTTACGACATTGTGATCTTCAGTCTTCTGAGTGGAAGCCACTGCGATGATTTTGATGTTCAGCGTTGTGTCTGTTGTGGTGATGGCTCCTGAATTGAAATCGAACGACGGATCGCTCTTTCTGGTCAAAACAGCATCTGAAGCCAAATCTCTCACCTGATTGAAAGCCTTATTAAGGTTTCCGTCTATGAGATTTCTGAACGACATCAGTTAGCCCTCCACCACGTTTTGGAGCCTTTGTTGACCAAGAGTGGTTTTATCAAATTTCTGACCACAGAAGGTAATAGATTCGCGGAGGTGACTTGTTTAAGGTCAATGGAAGAGCCCACTTTGAGACTCTCAACAGCACCCGTATCATCCAGCAAACCATCATTATTTAAAAGATGATAAGCGAGCTCTTTTTGAGCTCGGAGGATTCTAGCGGGCACACCATCCAACTCCACGATGATCCCCAAACGAGGATCTCCATAACTTCCGATTCTTGGAAAAGACATAGCTTGAGAGCTCGACTCAGCGTAACCTGTGTAAGTCTGCCCATCCAGCACCTGCGAGGCGGTCACCAAAGCTTGCTCCTTTGAAGTGTCTGAAGCTTCCGTCCAAGCGGCTGCATCCAGACGATCATTAAAGTAAGCATCGGCATCCACCAGAGTGCTGTACGAGTTTGTTCCAACAGTTAACGCCATTTCGAGCTCCTTTTAGCTATGGAAGACAGGCATGATTCCGAGACTTAGTGCGGATGAAGCTTTACGCTCAAACGTACCGACTGTAGATGCGAGAGTGCCACTAGCTACAGAAGTTAGAGCTTTCGCGGTACCTCCCTCAACAGCGTACATGTACTCAGCGTCACCCACAAACTTGTCCTCTGAACCGTTCCAGTTGTAGCCCGCAGGTGCGAGTACATAACCCCAACGCTTCCAGATCTCAGTTGTTCCGCCACCCATGTAAGCTTTAGCGTCACGATCGATCTCTAGAGGTGTAGGTACTTCAAGTCCAGCCATAGCCAACGCACCTGGCGCGACGATGAATGAAGTCTTAGTTCCTACGATGTCCACGCCTGCACCTGTGTTGATTTTAGTCAACTGTGCAGATGTGAAGCCCTGAGCTGCTCGTGTCTGAATCAGACGGAACTTTCCACCAAAGATTGTTTGGAAGTCGATGCTGCCATCTGAAACAGTATCCTGATCAACTAGGTTTGCGCTGCGAAGCGAAGCCATAGTCTCTGGAGATGTTACGAGATAGTAGAAAGGAAGTTCATAGTCTTTCCAACCCATACCCAAAGCGTTCAAGAAACCCTCTGCGCGTTGAGCACCTTGCTCCATAGAAGCTTTAGTGTTGTCGAAAGTCTTGATGATCTTATCTGAACCCAAGTCAACGTAGAAACCGCTGGTGCTAGATGAAGGATCGTTGTCGAAACTCTGACCACCCACGCCCGCTGATCCTGAACCCTCTCCTGCGCCTGTTAAAGCTTCAGAGATTGCTACACCTTTCAACACAGATAGGATAGCGTTATGCTCGTCCTGTGCCTGTGTCTCACCGAAGTCACGACCGATTTTGGCTAAGCCATCACGCTGAGTGATGACTTTCTTCATGTTGACATTACGCGCACCGTGTGTACGTACAGTCTTAACATAACGAAGCATATCAGTGCTTGTATCAGTTGTTGTTCCATCGGTGCTGTCTGTGATTGACGCAACATTGATGTTGGGATTCAGTGGTTTGTCCCAACGGACTTGACCTATGAATGTCTCTGTGTTTGTGTCGATGTCTGAATTGGACCCCACGATACCTGTTCCCGAAAGCTTACGTGCATTTGTGTAAGCTTCGTCAGAATAGGCTGAGAGTGCCTCTTGCAGTACTTCATTCGTGACTCCCGCCACTCCTGTGTTTGCTGGCATAAATATGCTCCATTAAAAAGTTTTTGAAATTTACTGACCCAGTCGTTTAGCCGCCGCCTCCAAAACTTGAGACTGTGACTGCTCAAACACAGAACCATTGCCTGCGTCCGATACACCTGGATCACCTTCTGGTGACGGAGTACCACCTCCGTTATTTTGTTTAGCCTTGAATAAGAATGAGTTGTTTACATCATCCGAAAATGCTTTAGCGTATTCAGTGATCGATCGCCCATCTTTATGTTTCCATGAACCAGCTTCATTCTGGATAAGTTCAGTTGAGATTTCTTTGAAAGCCATCTCAGCCGCCTTCTCGTGTCTGAATTCCAGTCCGCTCAAAGAGTTTTTCACATCGATGTCTCTGGTGAGTTCGACGGTACGACCTGTGAGAGCTTTCACTTGAGCGTTTAACTCAGCTTCTTTCATCCCCCAAGCTTCTTTGTGCTTACCTTCTTCTTCCAAACGTTTCACTTCAGCTTCCCTATCCGCTTGATCTTTTGAGGCGACCTTTGCAAGAGCTTCGTCTCTGGCGGCGTATGCCTTATCCAGATTCTCTTTGATCGGCTTCAACGCCTCGTCTATCTTTTCCTGCAGTAGTTTCTCATCCATTGCTGGATTTGCTGGGTTGTTGGGTGTAGTGTTCGGTGTATTTGGTTCATTTGGTTCATCATTATTCGGCATGGTATTTCCTTTGGACACAGTCCGTTGTTGTGCGATCACAGATCACTTTTAAAGTTGTGAGGTCGTTTCACCCCATTCACGATTCAGATCCTCATCTTGCGG